CAGCAACCGTCTGACCACCATAGAACTTCATTGGCCCTTGCTTGTATAGGTTATTAGCCTGACCTAGCAACTGGTCAAAGTATTCCTGTTGATATGGTGTGCTGGTGTTGACTGTTTCGGTAGTGCTACTACCACCACCAGAACTGGTAGTAGTTGTTTTTTGGCTTGATGAACTTGACATTAGATTAACCCCTTCGGTCTTGGATTGTTTACGTATAAGCCCGGATTGTTTATGATCCCGAACTGAGGATCAGGTGTGTACATCCAATTAGCGGGGTCAGTAAGAGGATTGAGGTGAGTTCCGGGTGTGACTGGTTGATAGTTAGTCATGGGTGCTTGCCATGCAGCATAGCCACCACCCCCGGGGTTGGTATCAATCACCTCACCATCTGGGTATATTATTTTGTCTTTGGGTTTCTTCTTCTTTTTAGGTGGAGGCTTTCCACCGCCACCGCTAGGTGCTGGTGCTGCTGCCTGTGCCTGAGGAATCTCAGCAATCCTAGCAATACCACCACCATTTGATCGGTAGTCTCCAGTCTTTTCGTTCCAGTAATACTGATCACTGGGGTCACCGCCAATGCTGAATCCATTGGTGCCGTCAGCGTTCATCATGATCTCTGTTCCCGGAGTCATGTCCAACCCATTTCCGGCGTGTGCCCCGCCAACGATCATACGCTTGCGTGCCATGATCTCTTCCGGTGTTTCCTCTTTCTTTGGTTTGCTTGAACTTGCCATTAGTGTACTCTCCGTTCCTCTATCTGTTTAGTTACAATGTTATATTGGTTGTCCCATCCGTGTTTCTCTAGGGCTTTTACCATCCCCTTCCTTGTGTATGCCTCAAGGTGTGAACACCCATGGAACATTGCATACTCCTCTACTGCTGGTACAAACTTGGACCATAACTCCATGCCAAGCATTCCCTTTTCTCCACCACTACACTCCATTGTCAGAACCCTGACGAATGATTTGCGTGGGTACCTGATCACCTCCGTAATCATATGGCCTACTATTTCCTTCTCACTTATGAATGCCCATAGCCTGCTCTTACCGTTTATTAACTCTGGGTAGAAGTCATCCCCCTGCATCACGCTATCAGAGTGCGTCATCGCTTTTAATACTCCTTCACGTACAAAGGGCCAGACCTCATCTACATCCTCTGGTTCCACTAATACTATGTAGAACTCCTGTCCTTCATGTTCAAATCTTTCTCTCATGCTATGAATACCCAATCAATTCCATTGAAGTAATACAATCCATCAGACACACCTACTACTCCACCAGCAGCCAAGATGATATCTCCCTCTCTAGGTTTGTATCTAGGTGGTAGAGAGTACAACCTCTCAGTGTGTAATGAGTTAATATTAAACACAGCATCAGACATATTCTTTAGTTGAGTAAACAACCATGTTGGTAAGTCTTCTGGTTTGTCTGGCGGTACGTCAGGAGTGAAGTAATCAGAGCGACGTTTGTCTAAACTACGCATAGTTCCTTGATCCCCTTCTCCCTGAGTTCTCATACTCCAGTTCTAATCCTGAGATTGTCCAACTGGTATCAGACTGGCTTTCAAACCTAATGCCTAAGAACTTCCCGGTTGCCCGTACAGATATCTTAGACTGTGTATCCGGGTCAAACGTAACCGGTCCTTCCCATGTCACAGGCTTGTCTGTTGCCATCTGGTACCCTGTGTACACCTTCATTGGAATAGACTTGCCACTGGTTTCGATCTTAGGCCATACCGCTCTCAGTTGCTTGACCGCTGAAGGGTCGCCAAGGTCTATGCCTGTGCGCTCTACAAACGCATACATAACATCAACATCATTTAATTGTCCCGCCCTATCCCTAAACAATTTTATATTCTCAGGTGATGCCATAACCAAGTTGGTTACCACATTATCGTACATGACAGTTCCCCACTTCATAGTGGTTAATGAATCCCAAGGGACATCAGGTACTGATGGGTTTGGATCAATATCATCCCAAGATAGACTCTGTTCTGTGCTGGCCCTTACCGCTGCCACGCCAAGTTTAGCGTCTGTGATGTTAGGCAGATCACGGAAGGTGAAGGTGTTATCCTTGTAGTTCCATACCATAGCACGATCACAGTAGTCATTATCTGACGTTGGGTAGCACACCCATATCTCATTGTAATGAGGTTGAGTGACGCAGAATATGCGGTCATAGTGATTGCCATTCAAGTTGTTGAACAACTCATCCCGTACCTTGCCGGTCAGAATAGGCGTAACCTGTTGCCCATTGTTGACATAGCAGTCAGCAAAAGAAACAAGGAAGTGCCCACCGGGAAACTCAGTAACCGCACCCTTTGATATGATGCCGGTATCCGGGTCCAATGCCTTGAATGAGAATATATAAGGAGTACCAACATAACTCATCATGTAGATACTATCGGTCTTGTAGATCATGAACACTTCACCCATAGGCAGGGTATCCACGATAGGCCCGGGTGTATCTAGGAGTTCGTATTCACCGGCATCCTGATCCTTGTCAGTAACATCCCATGTGCTAGGTTCAGCGTAGTGCCCATGCTGCGTTGACCACTTGATCATACGGTCCTGTATCTGGTTGACAGGACTGTTATCCAAAGTTCTAAGTATGTTAGTAGCAATGATGTGGTTCTTAAATCCAGACAGGGACTGGCAGGTGATATCGACTTCGTTCGGAGTGTTATGATTCACCCATGATGGCATATCCTCAAACTTGTTATCAACACTAACCTTGTTATCTTCATCCAGAGGCCAAATCTGTGGAGTATCAATACCATTGGTAGCAATCAAAAGCGCACCAGATTGCTCCACCTTCCAGTTAGAACCTTCCTCAGTATTGTATCCCCCGTCCCTTGTTACATTGTTCCACTTCGGGTCTTTACTTGTGTTATACACATATATCTCTTCCATCCCAAAGGCAATCCAATAGAATCCATCACGTGCCTGCTTGCCACTTAAATCAAAGTCCTGATAAACACCAAGGTGCCAAGGTTCGATAGGGCAAGTCTCCATAACCTCACGATATCCCTCTATCTTAGATATGGAACCATCAGTGAATTCTACATTACGCCCACTTGACCACTGGTTAGGCTGTAGTTGGTATGGCTTGAAGTCAGATATGATCCCACCTGCGCCTACATTTTCGACAGGAAGCAAGGGCATTATTCTATCTCAAGCACTTCAATTGTAATGCCTTCTAATTCGTAACCGCCATTACTACCATCAGCGCATCTTGCGTATAGTCCTAACTCAAAAGGTCCGGCAGGGTGGTTGGGGTATCTGTCCTTGGTTGAGAATGCACACTTGATCTCAAAGTTTCCACCATCATCAACGTGTTGGTATCCAACAACTGGCTTCTCTGCGCTAATCTCCACGCCTGAGGTGTCATCTTTAAATTGCACATACGTTGTCTGAGCAGCGGAGTACCCCCATGATGATGCGTACCCTGTCATAGAGAAGATAAAGGTTGAGGTTGGGGATAGTGGTGTGATAGTAAAGTCTTTGATCAACTCCATGGAACTATTCCTTAGTGTAATTCCACTCCAAGTGATCCAATCCATCTTGAGAATGGAACCTAACCCACCTGCCTCACCATGAGCCATGTTCAACCACTCACTGTCTGTCTTATCCCGCATCTTTATAAGACCGCTGGATGTGTCAAACCATACCGTACCCGCTGAATGCAGGGTGGGTTCAGTTTCTCCAGTGTGGATAGCGTTGACAGGTATGTCTACGTTAGGAAAACTATTCTTCAGGACTTCTTTGATAGTCCTTAAATGTATGTCGCCTTCTGATACAGAATCACTACCCTTCGGCAGATTTTTATCAAGTTGGTTGATGTAGGTTGCTTCTTCGTATGCCATTATTCTGTCTCCACTTCGTATGGTTCTGGCTGATCTGGAATATCAAAAGTCTGCTCATCTGCAAGGACCAGACCCTCAAAGGTGACTGCCTCAGTGATGCTGTTCATCCTGACATTGAAGAGCAGATATATGCCATCCCTCCACTGTTGCAGCGCAGGGTTGATAGTCCACTTACTGAACCACTGAGCCATCTCATCAGAGCGTGTCAGGAACTTGTCAGTGCGTGCTAGCGTGGTGTCTAGCAGGTTGAGGTAATACCTCACCAGTTCCTTCTGAAGCACTTCAAAGTCCTTAGGCACAGCCTCATAGGACTCTACCCACATGGACCCATCAAAGGTTCTGGTCATAGCCCCCTGCGTGTAATACTTGGTGTCCACCTTCTCCACCCGTAGCGGGTAGATGGTTGCATCCTTCAGCACCTCTGGGTTCTTGAAGGCTGTTGCGGGGTATGATGTCCCGTTGTATTTGAAGGGTCGTGCTGTAGAGAACGTCCCCAGTTCTTCTGAATACCACATATTATCGTCCTCTTGCGTGTTTGAAAGGTTGTTCTGCGATTGCTAGGTACATATAACTCCCCGAAGCGTTGTTCATCGCAATTGATTCGGTTATAATTTTGATTCCGTTGGATAGAAAATCACATCTAGGGCTAATACTTTCTGCAAAATCATTATCTGGATATAGGTACTTATCCACATAATTGTATTCATCTCTAGCACTATCCATAACCAACCAATTAGCGTCAGAATCTATTCTCTTCACCATGAAAAATGCAGGCTTGAACGGCAATGGAATAAATGGACCCTCAACACTGTTGTTCCCCTGATACGACCCCACTTGAAGCATCTCAGTGTTGGTGAAGCAGTAGGCGATGTAGTCTCCCGGTGTCTGGGTGAACATGAACAGTTTGTCAGTGGGTTGGAATGATCCCCATGTATTCATGGTTGCTGATGCTGCTGCTTCATTCAAAACTAATCCGTTATCAACTCCAGTGGGGGTGCTGTAAACTTCCCATCTCTGGGGGTCATTCAACTTCTTGGTTATGATTAGGTCTGGAATCTTCCCAAGGCCATGCCCAATTGTGTAAAGTTGCTGTAGATTCTGAGTCCACTTAACCACGCTGAATCCCATGTCCTTGTTGGCACTGACTTCCGATGGGATACTGCCGTCGTTGTTGGTTACTGTATCCCCTCCACGGAAGTTCCAAGAGACAAATGATTCCCCCTGTTTGTTATACCCCCCTTCTGGGCCCACACTAAATCCATCTGCATTGAAACTTATCAATCCATCTGGCTCTGTCGCTTCTGGATTTGTGTCATTTGAGGAAAGACTTTTAGTAGCCCCCCTAATAGAATCTGTCAACCTATGATTTGGATTGTCAGTCATCCCCTTTATCCATGTCATGGCGGGCTGCATTCCTGCTGTGATCGACTGTGTACCGCTATTCCCTGAGTACGTCACAGCCTTGAAGTGATCCTTCGGGTTGACCAGAGCGTCTGGGAGATTCTGGGTGCAGACTGGAAGGTATCCATCAGGTGCCCCCTCATCTGATATTGTGGCTTTCATGGTAGCGGTTGGTGTATAGAATTCAAGCCCAAATACAATCGCATCACTTGTCGGAACCCACGATGAAGGATCAGAAGTGTATTCCAGTGATCCATTCTTGTATATCCCAACAATACCTGCATCTAGGTCTACGGCAAATCCGATGGTATCGCCTTGACCATAGGTAAGCGATGGAACATTGACATTGGGTGCTGCTCCATCCCAAAACTTAACGGCTCCGGTAGTATTATTAACGCAGATTCCTTTATCCTGTAATCTGTAATCTGCTCCTGTGCTTGCGAATCCAACATACATATAATCGTAACTTCCGTTAGATTCGTAGGTATCAATATGCCACGCCCTCCAAAACTTTCCGGTGCTTAACTGTATGCTTTCGATATACGCTCCCTGCTCACCTGCTCCAGATTGTTGGATTGACCTGTTGCCATTACTGGCTGAATAATTCGGGAGGCCATTAGCAGAAGTAAACCAAGCAGGGAAAGGCATCCATACGGAGTAGTTGTTCGTCGGACTGTCAGCAACCACGGACTCTGAGGTGAATCCATCTGGTGTGAAATCGTTGTCATTTCCTGACTTGTCTGCGCCAATGTCTGATGCCTCAAACGGAAGATAGAATCCGGTGGTTCCGTATGTCCCGGTGTAGGGGGTGGGGTTGTAGGCTCCGTTGGAGTCTGTCAGTGCGAACTGTTCCGGGCCTAATGTTTGCCCATCAATGAAGTGTGTTTCTGCATGATACCCTTTAGCCTCCCTAGTTGAGGAAAACCAATCACCTCCGACATTCGTGGTCCCACCATCGAACATCATCCAACTGTCAGCATTCTGAGATATTTCTGAGTTACCCCCAATAGCCTGAAGTCGAACACCATTTAGGTATAACCTAAACCTGTCATCTGCATTAGCATTTGGAGAATCATATATGCCATGAATGTGATACCACGCACTCTGATCTACCAGACGACCTTCATAAGTTATGTTTCCAGCAAATTCATTGTTAGTTCTCTGATTAAAGAAAAGTTGCACTCCATCGCCGTCATCCCAATAGGCTATCTCTGTGTGGTTCTGATCCCGCTCAATTCCTGTAGACACTTTATTCCCCGTAATGAGGTATTTGTTTTTGTTATCATCAGGATTGTTAAGTTTGAGCCATGTACTGAAAGTCCACTGCTTTCTGGACGTACTATTCTTGTTAGGGAACTGCTTTAGACTGCAGCCTTCCTCTATCAGCAACGACTGCCCAATCTCATAGCCGGAGCCACTAGAAGTATGTTGTGCTTTTACTTGTTGCATTACGCTACATCACACCATTTGCCGAATCGTGAATGGAATACTCTGGTTACGTTCTCACCAGTATCCTCTGGCGGTCCTAACTTGCTATCAAAGTCATCGCTCAACGTCCATACCTGACCGCCCCCATAGGACACCCAAGTGATGGAGATGAACATCCCGTTCACTGTTGGGGCGTAGGGTGATGCGATATAGGTCGGTGCGCTGTTGTCAGACAGGGACATGACAGGCTTCTGCTGTGCATCCCATGAATATCTGGTGCTAATACCTGAGCCAGCCTTAGCAGCGTCCGCTGCCTGAGCGTTGTACTGGCCGTAGGTCCATGGCTGGGTATTGGAGAGGTCCATGCCATCAGAGGAAATCCTTAGACCCTGACCAGCAAGGTTGGAAATGGTGATTCCACTCCCGCCATCCATCAGTACCGTGGAGGTCCCACCATCACTGTCATTTAAAACAATATCAGTTCCTGATACTCCAATGTCGTATGTCTTGCTGTTATCTGGAAGATTGGTAAGGCCAGAGCCATCACCCTTAAAGGTGTTGCCTGCATTTGTGAAGTTCCATGTGCCATTTACTGTGTAATTTCCAGACGGATCGAATGGAGCACCCGGATCACCCTTTGCACCACGTATATCGGTGGTAGAGAATCCTAGTCCATCATCAGAGGTAAAGGTTGTGATACCTGTAGCACTGTCGTAAGAGCCTCCTGTCCAACCCTTACCCTTCTGACCCATAGGTCCAACGTCATACCATTCATCACCGGACCATGCCCAGATATGATCATTATCTTCAGTGACATAAACGTCACCAACCTTTCCGTTATAGGAATCAGGCCAACCCGGGATATCCTCCTTGGTTGGTACGGTTCCTTCAAAATTGAATCCCGGTCCCGGTGGTCCCGGTGGACCCACTGGTGCTGGACCCGGCTTCCACATCTGGGTATCGTTCTGCCAAAGCAATGCGTCCTGATCTGTTACGGATGCACCTGCTTCAACGTCAGCAAGATCACGGAGGTACTGTACCCCAATGTCTTCCTCACCCACAATAGTCCATGTGGAGTTCTCAGGCACTGTTACGGTGACATCACCTATGGTGAGAGGCCCCGGTGTGATGGCATTCTTTCCGTTAGGAATTGTGTAATCAAACTGTAGGGCGTTATCCCCAATAAGGAATGCCCTATCCTGCATTCCAGAATAGGGAGGCTTAGTCTCATCAACCACCTCTGGGTCCATGCCACCTGTAAGCGATCCAGCAGGCCACCAGTTGCCCTCTACGTTGTAGTTAAGGTCTTCCGGGTTGATAGGTAATATTTCGTATATTGCCTTTCTTGTCTCTCTGATGCGCTGCGCACCTTGCCCAATCTCTTCAGCATCAATGGGCATATTTATGTTAATTGTTGGCTTTGCCATTATCCATTGCCTCCCAATGTGATTGTTACTTGTATTGCGTCACCAACAACAACATACCGTTGTTCACTAAAAGGTGTGACTCCGTACAGGAGTCCTTCACTCCCTCCACGGTCCTTGCCTGTAGTCAGGAATGCGCCGGAGATTGTTCCAGCGGTTGCTATGACAATCTGGGATGGTCCACCTACCATTGCCTCAGATGCTGTCTGCTCTTCTTTTGGTGAGAATGCTATAGGCCCACGGAAGATAGAAGTTACCCCAAGGAACTCATGCCAGTCGGGATGCGATTGCATCGTATCTGTGCTTTGTGCGGTTCCTGAGATGAACAGTCCTACCCACCACTCCTCTGGAGTTACGGTTTCAACATTGAAACCACGCTCCATCAGGTGCATGATACCCTCATCTACCACTAGGTTCTTTGTAGTTTCTTCCCACTTCTTATCACCAAATGCGTCGGTGCAGACGGTATGATACGTGCTTGAGAAATTTACTTCGGATAGATTACATCGTGCCATATCGTCCTATCTCCTTTGGGTGCTGGATTCCACAAGTCAACCTGTACAGCACCATCTGTTAATTTGTTTATCGTCATCATGATGTCTTCATCTATGATATTGCCTTCTGTGGTCCAGACAAATCCTGTGTCCAGAACATCTGGCACCCATGAGCGGTAGTCAGTCAACCACGGAAAGGGGTACTTAGGCCCCGGTGTCGTTACGTCGGTCTGTTGGATCGCCCATATCTCAGGCCATTGTCCCCAATCAGGAATGTGCATCAAGACTGTACCGTCAATGCTGAACCACTATGCCTGTCTTTGTCATCCTGTAGTTGCAGGGTTTCTATTGCTCTCTGGTAACCAGCCATCCATAGTGCAGTCCTTGCGTCATTCTGGATGAATGGTTCCATCTCCATCAGCGCCCCATACAGGTACACATCAGGTGAGTTAAGCAGCATCCAGTTAGATGCCACGGTGGAGGTAAGGTTCGGGAACTTTCTCCAGAACAACATCTCCATTTCATATACGCCAGCAGGTGTAGGTCCAACCCTAATCTCATTCGCTATGATTGTGTAAAACTTTGGCTGTCCTGATCCAAGATTCCATGCCTCAAATATCTCAGGTGAGACATAGGTTAGTGATACCGTTGGATTCAGGTTCAATCTAAATTCACGCATCTGTAAATAGTTCACAGGCAGTTCGTAGTTAGATTGTCCACCCACAGTATTGGCAACCTGCTTCTGCTCCATTGAACGCAGTCGTAACTCACGGTTGAACCGTGCCTCTGCTAACGCAATGAAATCAGGAATAAACGCTGTTAGATCATCCCGGTCAGCCCAGTTTGCTATGCTGGTCTTCAGTTCATCGTATGAGTTAAATGCCATAATTATACCCTGCTATTGTGTGTTCGTAAGAATGCGTTGTCCGGGTCGTTTAAATATTTTGCCAGCAGTGTTGGGTCTTTCTGAATCTCACCATTGGTTTCTTTCATCCAGTTCTGCCATACCACTAACGGTATAGATGCCACCTTCCTTCCCAGCGCAGTCCCAGTGGAATTGTTTGCGCCGGTATTTCTCTCAATCGCATTCTGTTTAAGGATTGGTTCAGCATCCTGAGTCTTAGTAAGAGTGAACGTACCTGCCGACTCTTCAAAAGTCGTTGTCGTATGCTCATCCTTGTCGAATATAGTCTTACCCATTTAAACAAATCCTCTTCCACCTACCTCTGCAACTTTGGTTGGTTTAGCATATGCTCTCTTGAGTTCTTTGATAGGGTCAATCTTCTTGCCCTTAATTTTCTTTTCCGGTTGTTTATCGAAATGCTTCTTTTTAAGTTTCATTGTTTCTCCAAAAGGTTTCCCCCTCCGAAGAGGGGGATTCCAATTACGATTTACGGAGCAGGAGCCCAGCCGGTAACTTTACCGTTGGCTGCTTCGTTCTTAGCCCGGAGGCCGTACTCAACAATCAACTGCTGTGCGATACTGTCACCAGTACGTGCAATGTCATGCGTCATAAACGGTCGCAGGTAAGCGATATCCCAGAACGAATAGTCCAAGAAGTACGCAGTCTCTGCGGGCATCAGACGGTTAGGTACAATCTGAAGATTTCCGAAATCGGAAACATAGATGTCAACAGCAGCCACGACGTATGCCGGTGACTTGTCATTCGCTGCGGTACGCAACTCTGACACACTCTGCGACAATGCAGAGATAGCCTGTTTGACAACTCCATCACACATCAGGACGTTAGGTTTGGCGCCGGCTTCCCAGCACAGTTCCATCACTTCCTTGATGTCGTCTTCAGATACAACCGTACCAACCACAGCATTAGTGGTGATCCAGTTGCCGACCGAACCAGTGGCACGGGCAACGCCGGACGAACCAGCAGTCGGGGCCTGATTCGCAGCCAGAAGCATGGACTCCATGTCCAACTTCAACTCCTTCGCACGCTTCGCCATCTGGTAAGCCTGAGTAGACTTACGGCCAGCAAAATCGACAGCCTCAGCCGTCCCACTGGACCTCACCGCTTTCGCACTGATTTGCGTATAGTTGCCTACACGATCAGGCTCAACGACGGCCAGCACGGAAGCATCATCACCTTCAATCTGCCGGTTAGCGGTGGGATCGGCAAGCGTATCAATTTGCCACTCAAAGTAAGTGTTGTCGCAAGTTGATTTGCCAATTCCACTCATGAAGGGGGTTTCCTCCGGTGAAATGTTATATATGATATTGGAAAGGTCTTCACGGATGCCAGCAGATTTTCCATCAGCCTGCGACGCATCGTAAGTTTCCCGTGTATTTGCGGGTACTGCCATAGTAATTTCTCCTATAAGAGTTCTTCCAGAAGTTTAGCAGCATCCTTTTCGCTGCCTGACTTCTTGAGTTTATTTGAAAGTTCGGCTTTACGCCTTTTTGCTGCATCAGTCTTCGCCCTCTTTGCACCGGGCTTTACCATCTTGGGTTTGTTACGCACCTTCTTGGTTTTGACATCTGCTTTTTGCAGAGCATCATA